GGCAAATGCAGTATATGCTGGAGCAATTCAAGCAGGGGCAATAACTGCAAATACAATTGCAGCAAATGCAATTACAGCTGTGCATGTGGGGGCAAACGTAATTACTGCGGCCATGATTGATTCCAGAGGATTATCAATTAGAGATTTAAATGGCAATGTATTGTTTGCTGCAGGAACAGGTGTATTATCTGCAAATGTGCTAGTTAGTGTACCTGGAGGTGGCACACAAACTCTTGCGGCTCTTACTGCAAATGCAACTCCCAAATATTTAATGTTGAATAATGATGCTCCTGGATTTGGAGTATCCGGCGGCACCTTTACAAATCAATCTAATATTTTGTTGACTGCTAATTTATACGGAATGACCGGGACTGCAACATTTTCAGTTACTGGCGGCACAGGAACATTAACGGCTACATCTGATCCCAATTCGAAAAAATTATTCTTTGTAGATATGCTTACAGATGCAGTAACTATCAAAGCATCTTTTACAAGCGGCGGATCAACATATGATGATATTGTTAGTCTTTATAAAGTATATAACGGAAACACCACTCCGCTAATGTATTTGACAGATGAGAATAGAACTTTGCCTGCAGACAATGGCGGCACCGTTAGTTCTTTTTCCGGAGTTGCAACTGAAGCAGTTGTTTATTTGGGATTGGTAAACGATACTAATAATTGGGCATTTAATTCTACAGCATCGGGATGTACTATTACACAGTCAGGTACAGGCAATAGAACAATTACAATTACCGCAATGTCTGCTGATACAGCAACTGTAACTGTTGTTGGATCAAGATCAGGATATTCTAATTTAACAAGAATATATAAATTATCCAAAGCAAAACAAGGTGCTCAAGGAACAAACGGAACAAATGGTACTAACGGAACATCTGGTACTCGAGGATCAATACAAACATCTGGAGTTGCATCATCTTGGACAGACGCTGCAGCATATGCTGCAATAGTTGCGAAGGGTGGAGTTACCCCTATTATAACAGACCAAGTTACTTTATCCAATGGCACAAATTTTTCGGAAACAAAGGTATGTAGTGCTGGCGGAAACCCTGGAACATGGACAACAGTTGTGGCAGTATTTAATGGTTCATTATTAGTAAACGGAACTGTAATTGCAGACAAAATTGCAACAAGTGCTATCACCACAGACAAAATTGCAACAGATGCAATCACAACTGGAAAAATTGCAACAGGCGCTGTTACTGCAGATGAAATTGCGGTAGGTGCACTTACAGCTGACAAAATTGCTGCAAGCTCTGCAACATTAGCATCTACTGGACTATTTGGATTTGGTACCGGATTTAATATAGCGGGCTTTGGTGCGGTTGGCGGATTTGAAAGCATTTCCAATAGCCATTTTGGAGTGATAGGAGCAAGTAGTTCTACTCAACCAGGCGGGGTGTTTGCAAATAGAAACGTCAATGGGGACATAAGTACAGTTGGTATGTTTAAATTTAGAACTAGTTCATACCTTGGCGGCAGTCCTAATATGTGGACTTATGCTAGTTTTTGTACTTCCTCATTTTCTTATTATGGGGTAAGTTATTATCCAACGACGGGGTATGCAAAAACAAACGTACAACTTGATACAGCGAGCGCTGCAGGAGCTTTTAGCTATTCACCAAACAGTGCAACTGGTTTGCCCCAGACCTCCTCGGTTCAATTTGCACTGTCTGATGGTACAGCTGTTAGAGTATTCACTGGAACAATTAAAAATGCTGCAGGTGCAGTTGTTGCATTTACAGGATCACATGATGGCTTAGTATTACCTACTGAAACTATTGAATTAGGTGACATTTTAGTTGACGTGGATATTATTGCAAAACGGGATATGAGCGATGCTATAAGTACACTTACAAAATCAACGCAAATAAATCAAAAATCAGTTTTTGGAGTTTTACGACAATATGCCCAAGAAAATTATATTCCATATTGTCTAGCAGAAGAATATCAGGAAGAAGTGGTTGTGCAACAAGGCGAAGGTTCCACATCTTCATCAATTTGGAAAGAAAGATTAAATCCTATTCATCAAACAGTAGTGGACAATCACAAATTTGTATTTACTAATAGTATAGGCGAAGGATTAATCAATGTTTGCGGTGAAAACGGAAATATTGAAATAGGTGATTTAATATCTTCATCGTCAATCCCCGGAAAAGGTATGAAACAAGATGATGATATAATTAGAAGTTATACTGTAGCAAAAGCTAGAGAAACTGTGACATTCTCATCACCAACAGAAGTTAAGCAAATTGCTTGTACTTATCACTGTGGATAATAAATGGCAACAACTAAAAATTTAGTAATAGACCAAGGCGCAACATTTAGCGCCAATATCCAATTTTTGGATACTAGCAAAAATCCAATCTCATTGGCAGGTTATAGTGTTCGTAGTAAAATGCGAACATCTTATGATGCATCAAATGCTGCAATTTTAACCGCAAATATTGTTAATGCAACAACAGGAAATGTTAATTTATTTTTAACTGCAGCAAATACATCATTATTACCGCAAGGTAGGTATGTATATGATGTTGAAGCATATTCAGGCAATATTGTTGTTAGAATTGTTGAAGGATCTATTACAGTAATGCCGGGAGTTTCTGGAGATTCTACAGGATCAATTTTAAAACAAACTATCAATAGTTTAGTCAATGGCAGTAAAATAGTTAGCTTAGATATTATTGGTAACGTAACATTTCCTACTGGTAGTAAAATATTAAATGGTTATCCAGGGCCCGCCGGATCATCTGGGGACGGGCAAAGTTGGTTTGTAACATCCAACATTGGTGGCGGAGTTGCTAGTACAGATGGCAAAAATTATGTACAGGTAGATACTAACGGTTTATATATCGGTACCAATTATACTGCTAATACAGGAAATACGTGGGTCTTTAGTACAAATGGTGGGTTAACATTCCCAGATAGTACTTCTCAATCTACAGCGTTTATTTCAAATAACTATATTAGTAAATCATTGTTTAAATCTATTGTTGCTAATAGTAATTCGTGGGCTAATTTCCAAGCAAACATTGCGGCGCTATAAATACACAAAAGGATAACAAATGGCATCTGTAACATCTAGAGAACAATTAAAAGATTATTGCCTAAGGCAATTGGGTGCTCCTGTAATTGAAATAAATGTGGATGACGATCAAGTTGAAGATCGTATTGATGATGCTTTCCAATTCTATCGTGAGTATCATTTTGATGCTGTAGAAAAAGTTTACCTAAAGCATGAGATGACTGCTAACAATATTTCGGCACAATATGTAGAGCTACCTGACGCAATTGTGGGCGTTGAACGAATATTTCCCTTTATGAACAAGTCTACGGGAACCAACATATTTGATATTAAATACCAAATTCTAATCAATGATCTATACACCCTAACATCAACTGATTTGATTTATTATACATCAGTAAGACAGGAGTTGGAACTAATTAATCAATTGCTTGTGGGACAAAAACCCATAAGGTTTAATAGACATATGAATAGGTTAATGATTGACATGGACTGGAGCGCAGATGTTGCTCAGGGTACATATATTATTGTAGAATGCTGGAGAATATTAGATCCAGATGTTTATACCGATGTATATAACGATATGTTCTTAAAAAGATATGCTACTGCTCAAATTAAAAAACAATGGGGTAATAATTTGAAGAAGTTTGCAGGTGTACAACTTCCCGGAGGAGTAACACTAAACGGTGAGATTGTGTATCAAGAAGCAGTGGAAGAAATAAGACAAATTGAAACAGAGATTCAATCTAGATTTGAATTACCTGTAGATATGTTTGTTGGATAATTAATGCTTCTTATCACTGAGCCTCATAGCATATACTAACATCTTGTCAATAGATTGTCAATAGAAACATAATATAAAATGGCAACCGTAAATCCATATTTTCACTCCGGCGTACCCATGGGACGCGGATCGGAGCAAAACCTATATGAAGACTTAATCATAGAGTGCTTGAAGATTTATGGTTTCGAATTGTATTATCTGCCTCGCAAGGCCTACAATGAAGATCGTATTTTGGGTGAAGATCCGTTAAACAATTACGAACATGCTTATCCAATTGAGATGTATTTGGAAAGCAATACAGGATTTGAAGGCCAAGGCGAGTTCTTATCTAAGTTTGGTGTTGAGACAGTTGAGAATGCTAATTTCGTAGTCTCAAGAAAACGTTGGTTAGAGATTGCTGGCAATACCGGCAATACTGTTTTGGCAACCAGACCAGCTGAAGGTGACATCTTATTCTTCCCATTAACGAAATCATATTTTGAAATACGCAAGGTAGAAGGAGATAAACCGTTCTTTCAACTTGGTAAATTATATGTCTACAGATTAACTTGCGAATTGATGCAGTTCTCAAGCGAAGTTATTAACACGGGTATTGCTGAAATTGATACTTATCCAGATGGTATAAATGAAGATATTCGCAACTTTGGTTTACTACAAGAAAATGGCGATGAATTATTGTTTGAATACAATACAGAAACTCCAATCGTCAACGAATCATATTCTATAATACACGCCGATGATGGTGGCGCACGAAACGAAGATTTTGATACTAACATTACAGACATTTTAGATTTCAGCGAAAGAAATCCTTTTGGAGAGGCATTTAAATAATGTTAGATCAACGATTTTACTGGGGAACAATTCGTAAATCAATTATTGCTTTTGGCAATATGTTCAACGATATTAATGTTGAACGCCGAGATGCCGACGGAAATATTGTTCAAATATTAAAGGTACCTTTATCTTATTCAGGTAAGGCAAAAGCCCTTGCACGAATTCAGCAACGACCCAATGTTGACGATAGAAACGTGCAAATAATTGTACCGAGAATGGCGTTTGAGATGTCAACTCTTCAATATGATTTTAATCGTAAAATAAGTCCTTTACAACAAAGCAGATCAGTAAATACTACAAGTACAACTCTTGATTCACAGTATGCTCCTACTCCGTATAATATTAATGTGCAATTGTATATATACGTTAAGAATCAAGATGATGGATTACAAATTGTAGAACAGATTTTACCTTATTTTAATCCTGACTATAACTTAACAGTGAAGTCAATTCCACAATTAAATATTATGAATGACTTGCCCATAATTTTGGATTCAGTTAATTTTGAAGATAATTATGAGGGTGAGTTTGACGATAGAAGAACTATCATATGGACATTATCGTTTACTATGAAACTTAATTTTTATGGCCCGGTTAACAAACAAGGTGTTATTAGAAAAGTTGTTACTAGTACATATAATGATGTTGCATTGTCGCAAAAACAAACAACACTTACTGTTGAACCTGATCCATTGACAGCAAAACCGGGCGATGATATTGGATTTATTGATACATTTGAAAACTTTTAATGAAAAATATACCTGAACTTGATAAAATATTTGATATTAGCCCAGTTGATGAGGTAGATTTGCCTACGACATTACCCGTAGTTAGTGATGCACAATCTAAACAATTAGATCAAGAAGATGATTATCAATTAGCAAGAAACACTTTGCGTAATTTAATAGTAAAAAGTGAAGATACTCTAGATCAAATGATAGATCTTGCTAAAAATTCTGAGCATCCTAGAACATATGAAGTTGCTGGCCAACTAATTAAAACAGTCTCCGATGTAGCAAAAGATTTAATGGAACTTCAAAAGAAGGTCAAAGATCTGAAAAAAGATGAACCGGATAACATTAAAAACATTACAAATAATAATGTAGTGTTTGCAGGATCTACCGCAGAGTTAATGAAAATGCTTGGCAAAAAAGACGACGGTAAAACAATTGAGCAATAAACAAATATCATATAACGGCAATCCCAATCTTAAACCAATTGGTACCGTAGAATCATACTCAGCTGAGCAAGTTAAAGAACTTATGCGCTGTATGAGCGATCCCATCTATTTCATAGAAAACTATTGTAAGATTGTATCATTAGATCGTGGTTTAATAGATTTTAAGCTTTATGATTGCCAAAAAGAAAAAGTAGATGTTATACTGAATAATCGTAAAGTTATTTTGATGGAAGGTCGCCAACAGGGCAAAACTATTACCGCTGCCGCATGTATTCTTTGGTACACATTATTTCAAGAAAACAAAACGGTTGCTATTCTGGCAAACAAATCATCGGCCGCGCGCGAGGTTCTTTCTAGATATGAACTAATGTATGAGATGCTTCCTATGTGGATGCAACAAGGTGTTAAAACATTTAACAAGGGCGACATTGAACTTGAGAATGGTTCTAAAGTATTTACTGCAGCAACAAGCTCATCTGGTATTCGTGGTAAATCTGTAAACTGGTTATACATTGACGAAGCTGCTATTATTCCAAATAATGTTGCTGAAGATTTCTTCACATCTGTTTATCCAACAATTTCTGCTGGCAACACAACAAAGATTTTACTCACATCTACACCGCTAGGATATAATCACTTCTGGAAGTTCTGGAATGAAGCGGAGCAGGGACTAAATGGGTTTGTTCCATTGTTTATCCCGTATAGCAGAATTCCGGGTAGAGATGAAAAATGGGCCAATGAGCAAAAATCAATGTTAGGTGAATTAAAGTTTAACCAAGAGGTTTTATGTAGATTCCTTGGTTCTTCTAATACTTTAATTAATCCCGACACTATTGGCAGAATGTCTACAAAGCAGTTTGTATATACAAAAGATGGATTAGATATTCTTCAAGAGCCAGAAGAAGACCACGTATATATGCTTGTGGCAGATACTTCGCGCGGTGTAGGTGGGGATTACTCAGCGTTTGCAGTAATGGATATCACATCTTATCCATTTACAGTAGTTGCTAAGTATCGAAGTAACAGAATAAGTCCGTTGTTATTTCCCAACATTATAGAAAAAGTAGCTAAAGATTACCACAAGGCATACTGCTTGGTAGAAATCAACGATAACGGGCAACAGGTAGCAGATTCCCTATATACTGATCTGGAATATGAGAATGTATTCTTTGTGGGAAGCAGTAGCAAATCTGGTCAATATTTGTCCGGAGGATTTACCCCAGGGGCAACACTGGGTGTTAGAACTACGAAACAGGTAAAACGACTTGGATGTACGACATTTAAGAGTTTAGTAGAAGGAACAAAACTTCTAATACATGACCCAGAAATAATCGAAGAAATTTCCACATTCATTGAAGTCCGGGGAACGCATAAGGCAGACGAAGGATATCATGACGACCTAGTAATGTGTTTGGTATTATTCTCTTGGGCAACAAACGAACCGTTCTTCAAAGATTTAACAGATTCAAATCTCAGAAAAGCTTTGTATGAAGAACAATTTAAGCAAATCGAGGAGAATCTAACTCCTTTTGGTATAGTAAATGATGGACTTCCTCAGAAGGAAGAACCGGTAGTAATGGGTGACGATCTTTGGTTTTCAGCAGATCCGGCAAAAGAAATGGAAAAACTTAAAACTAAATGGATGGAAAATGTCTAAAAACTTATACTTATAAATAAATAGTAATCAATAGTTATATAACTATATAAAAATCTTTAAGGAGAATAAGATGGCATTTCAGCTTTCACCCGGCGTACTAGTACAAGAAAAGGATTTAACTGCAATAGTCCCTTCTGTTGCTACTTCAGCTGGCGCATTCGCTGGCGCCTTCCAATGGGGACCTGTTGGAGAAGTTACCACCGTCGATTCAGAAAATAATTTAGTAAAATATTTTGGCGGACCCACTGATGCTACATATATATCATTTTTTACTGCAGCAAACTTTTTATCATATGGTAATAATCTACAGTTAGTTCGTGTTGTTAACGAGGCCGAAGCTAAAAACGCTGTCGCAAATGCATCAGCAACTAGCGCAGTATTAATTAAAAATTTAGACGACTATTTAAACACTAGATCTAGTGGAAATTATAATCTAGGTGAATTCGCAGCAAAATATCCAGGGGAATTGGGAAATTCATTGAAAGTTTCAATGGTAGATGCCAATACCTGGCCAAATTGGGCAAACACATATCAGGCAGATTTCAATTCTGCTCCAGGTACATCCACATATGCTAGTTCATTAAATGGTGTAAACGATGAGTTGCACGTTGCTGTTATTGACGAAGACGGACTATGGACCGGCGTTAGAGGAACGGTAATAGAAAAGTTCCCATATGTATCTAAAGGTTCAGATGCAAAGAATTCTGACGGATCATCTAATTATTATAAAGATGTACTTAATAAAAAATCAGAATATATTTGGTCTATAGATCATCCAACGCTTGGCACAAATTGGGGAACTACTGTTCAAAGTAAAACATTCGCAAATTTAAGTTCAAATGTACAAGTCTCTTTATCAAACGGTAGAAGCGCAGCTGCTAATATTACCGCCGGTAATGTTATTGTAGGATTTAACTTATTCTCAAATGACGAGTTGTATGATGTTAGTTTAATACCATTGGGCGAATGGGGAAATGCAACCTCAGTTGTTAGCTCTGTTGTAAATATCGCAGAATCAAGAAAAGATTGTGTAGTATTCATATCTCCAGATATTACAGACGTAGTAAATGTATCCACCGCCGTACAAGCAAGCAATGTTGTTGATTTTAGAAATAACCAAATTAACGTAAATTCAAGCTATGCTGTTTTAGATTCAGGTTGGAAATATCAATATGACCGTTACAACGATAAATATCGTTGGGTACCGCTGAATGGTGACATTGCAGGGATATGCGCAAGAACAGATACAGTAGCAGAACCTTGGTTCAGCCCAGGTGGTTTTAATCGCGGCCAAATTAGAAATGTTGTTAGATTGGCATTTAATCCTTCAAAAACTGACAGAGATACTCTATACAAAGCAGGCGTCAATCCTGTTGTAGCGTTCCCGGGTCAAGGCACAGTATTGTTTGGCGATAAAACATTGCAAACAAAGCCTAGTGCATTTGATAGAATCAATGTTCGTAGATTGTTTATTGTATTAGAAAAAGCAATTGCAACCGCATCAAAATTCCAATTATTCGAGTTTAATGATCCTTTCACAAGAGCACAATTTAGAAATCTAGTTGAACCATTCTTAAGAGATGTTCAAGGCCGTAGAGGCATTACAGATTTTAAAGTTGTTTGTGACGAAACAAATAATACAGGCGACGTAATAGATAGAAACGAATTTAGAGCTGATATTTTTATCAAACCTGCTCGTGCTATTAACTTTATATCGTTGACATTTGTTGCCACACGCTCTGGCATTTCATTCGAAGAAGTCGGCGCTTAATAACGGAGAATAACAAAAATGGCAACAATAGTATCCCCTTTCAGTATTAATACTTTTAAAACACAGCTAAAGAATGGTGGCGCACGTCCCAATCAATTCCAAGTTACAATTAATTTTCCAGCATTAGTTGCACAAAATACGGTATTGAACAGAGCATCTTCATTTTTGGTAACAGTTGCAGAATTACCTGGTCAAACAATTGGAGTTACTCCTGTATATTACAGAGGCAGAGAACTTAAATTGGCCGGCGATAAAGTATTTGCTCCTTTTACTTGCACTGTGTTAAATGATACAGATTTTACCATTAGACAAGGTCTAGAAGAGTGGATGAATCTTATTGAAAACAATGCAACTAAATTTGGTGCAACAAACCCAGCCAATTATCAATGCACAATTAGTGTTGCACAATTGGATAGACAAGGTGCTGTATTAAGAGAGTATGAATTAACAGATGCTTTCCCAACAGATATCTCACCAATTGGTTTAGATTTCTCTGCAAACGATCAATTATCGACCTTTGGTGCAACATTTCAATATCAACAATTTGCTTTTAGAAATGTTTCTGTCGGAACTAGACTATAATAAATAGTTTATACTATGGACATTAACTTTTTGGAATTTAAATAATGGCAATTAATTTATTTGGGTATACTATTACTCGAGGTGAAGATGTGAGTAAGATGGCACGGACACAATCGTTTGTGCCGCCTACTACTGACGATGGTACAGCAACGGTTCAGGGCGGCGGCTATTTTGGCACATATCTTGAGATGGATGCTACTGCCAAATCAGAATCAGAGCTGATTACACGATATCGTGAAGCATCTATGTATGCTGATTGTTCTACAGCAATTGATGAAATTGTTACAGAAGCAATTGCAGCAGTTGACGATGAAGCAGCAGTACAACTTAATGTTGATGCACTTGATTTGCCCGATAATATTAAAAAGGCAATGCAAGATCAATTCAATACTATTGTGAGATTGCTTGGATTCAACCTTAAGGGGTTTGATATTTTTCGCAGATGGTATGTTGATGGTAGACTTTATTATCAAAAGATTATTGACGAAAAGAATCCAAAACGTGGTATTATTGAGTTAAGACAAATTGATCCTCGTAAAATTCGCAAAGTTCGCGAAATTAAAAAGGATAAAGATCAAAAGACAGGTATAGATTTAATTAAATCAATTGAAGAATTTTTCATTTATAATGAAAAAGGTATTAATTATCAACCAAATTATACTACAACTTCTCCTGGTAGTAATCAGGGAATTAAAATTTCAACAGATTCAGTTAGTTATATTCCGTCGGGACTAAATGATTCTGAAAAAAATGTGGTACTGAGTTATTTGCACAAGGCAATTAAACCGGTAAATCAACTAAAGATGATGGAAGATGCTTTGGTCATTTATAGATTGGCTAGAGCACCTGAAAGAAGAATATTTTATATTGACGTTGGCAATTTGCCAAAGTTAAAAGCTGAGCAATATCTAAAAGATATTATGGCTCGGTATCGTAATAAGATTGTTTATGATTCTGCCACAGGCGAAATCAGAGATGATCGTAAATTTATGTCAATGCTTGAAGACTTTTGGTTGCCTCGTAGAGAAGGTGGGCGTGGTACTGAAATTACCACATTGCCAGGTGGCGAAAACCTGGGTCAGATTGATGATATTAATTATTTTCAGAATAAACTATATCAGGCATTGAATGTTCCCCTATCAAGAATGCAACCTCAACAGGGTATTTCATTTGGTAGAGCAACAGAGATTACTCGTGATGAATTAAAATTTGCTAAATTTGTAGGAAGACTTCGCAAGAAATTTAGCATGTTATTCAATGATATTTTAAAGACACAGCTAATCTTAACAGGTGTAATTACCGAACAAGATTGGGTAGAGTTAAAAGAACATATTCAATATAAATTTGCTCAAGATCAGTATTTTGAAGAAATAAAAGATGCAGAAAATTTACGCAATCGTATTGATTTGGTAAATCAGATGCAACCCTTTGTTGGAACTTATTTTAGTAAAGCCTATATAATGAAAAGTGTATTGCGATTTACTGATGAAGAAATTGAAACAATGGAATCGCAGATTGAATCGGAACCTGCACCCGAAATTGGAGTGGACGGACAACCAGTTCAGCCGCCTATAAATAATCAATAGGAGTAAAAATTATGGATACATCAGAAGTTCTTAGACACATGGTAGACGACATTCTTGCAGATCGCTCGAATGACGCTGTTAATAGATTCAACGATGCCTTGGGATTTAAATTATCCGCTGCATTGGATGATAAAAAACAAGAAATTGCCTCAAGCATAGGTAAGGAAAATGAAGAAGTTTAACTCACTAAGATTAGAATTAGCAGAAAAAACTCTTACTCCCGCTGAAAAGAAAAAGCGAGAGGAAATTGCCATGGCTATGGAGCGTGAGAATCCAGGTATGCCAATGGCTAAAAAGATGGCAATTGCCACGGCAGCTGCTAAAAGAGTTGCCGAAGAAAATCTTGATGAATTAAAATCTTCCACATTAACATCTTATATTGATAAAGTTGCAACAGGCCCTTCTAGAGGCAATAAGAACATAAAAGCAATTGGCGGAGTAACAACTGCTATTCGTAAAAGAGCTGAAAATGAAAATCCACCATTTGAACCAAATGTTCCTACCGGTGAAAGAAAAGATCAATTTGGAAATACTATTAAAAATGTAGCAAAACACTTGGCTAAACAAGGTATGAAAAGTGTTACTGAAGAAATTAAAACAACGCATGAAGATCCTTTAGTGGTTACAAGAGATTCTGAGGGCAATATTCATACTCATGCCAATTTATCTGTTGCCAATGCTATTCATGGTACAGATGTTAAACATCAAGCCATTCATACCGGTATGCCAGTACAAGCAGGTAAGTTCACATTTGAATTATCCAAGCATCATGCCGCAGAAGTTAAAGAAGCCAAAGAAAAAAGCGAATATGATTACGAAGGCGACATGGCCCGTGGTCAATTACAAAGTATTATCATGAATGCTCAAAGAGTACATGATATGTTAAAAGACAATGACAATCTTCCTGAATGGGTTCAATCAAAGATTACTCTTGCAGAAGATTATATTTCAACTGTTTCAAATTATATGGCGAGTGAAATTGATGAGATGCATTTATCTTTTGGTTCACATGATAAAAAGCCTGTTCCTGTAACATCTAAATTGGCAGATATGAAAAAATATTTTGCAACTAATGATAAAGATCAGATAAAGCAAAAAATTACAGGAAAAAAATTCCACGATATGTCTGAATATGAGGCATGGATGAAATCAAATAAAACAAAGAGTGCAATGCAAGTTGCATCGTTTGAACAAGATGCAGACAAAAGTATTGAGGAAGCATCCCACACATTTGAACCGGTAAAAAATCAAGGTCTTGTAAAGAACAATCGAGGGCATTCTTTTGTAGGCAATACATATAATGCTAAGGGATTAAAAGGCGCAAGCATTTATAAGCATAAAGAAACAGGTAAATATTATGCTAATAAAGTAACATCAAATACTACGTATCACGATAGCGCTGAAAAAGCGGCCGAAAAATACCATAGTAAAGCAAAATAATAAGAGGATAAAATGCCGGTAACAAAAACAATTCTTAAGAATGTTAGACAACAAGCAGTTGTTAAATTTATAGGTAGCGGATATGGCAATATAGATTTACGCGCAGACCTAACTCAAAATTCGGAAACATTCCAAGGGTTTGCTAACACCAATGTAACAATTAAAACTGTTATGTGGAGCACCACAGATTCTGTAAGTTCACCTATTTTAATTCAACGTGGTGTTAATGCCACAGTTGCAACCAATGTAATGATATTGTACGGAGGCGCATCATCCTGGGACTTGGCACAAGAATCCGGATTTGTTGACAATGCAAATGCAGATTCAAATGTAACAGTGTTTATTCCCCCAGCTGGTGGAATGGTATATATGGTATTGGGTAAAACATCAGGATATTTAGGTCCCCAATTAAACGCCCTATCACCTAATTAATACGGAGAAATAAAATGAGATTAATTACAGAAGCCGCACACGATATTACGTATATTGTAGAAGATAAACAATCTGGCGGCAAAAATGTCTTTATTGAAGGCATCTTTATGCAAACAGAAGTACCTAACCGAAATGGTCGTTTATACAAGCGCGACATTATGGAAAAAGAATTAACTCGTTATCAGAAATTGATTGACGAAAAAAGATCATTGGGTGAATTAGGTCATCCAGCAAATCCAACATTAAATTTGGATAAAGTATCTCACCTTATTGAAAGCCTTCGATTCGACGGCAATAATGTAATTGGTAGAGCAAAGATTTTAGAAACTCCAATGGGCAACATTGCTCGCAGTTTGCTTGATGCAGGTGCGGGCCTTGGTGTTTCTTCTAGAGGTTTGGGTTCACTAAAAATGAACAAAGAGGGTGTTAATGAAGTTCAGGATGATTTTCATCTTGCAACTGTAGACATTGTAGCAGATCCTTCCGCACATGATGCTTATGTCCAAGGCATTTATGAGTCTGCAGATTGGATTTGTGAAAATGGTCTGTGGAAAGCTGTTGATATCGAAAGAGCACAACAAACATTAAAGGGCGCATCTAAAGGACAGTTAGAATCTGTTAAACTAAAGATGTTTGAAGAGTTTATGTCTAGAATGTCTAGATAATCAAACTTATAAATAATTTGAAACAATCCATTTAGGAGACACTAATGTCAGTAGAAAGCAAAATTAAACAATTGCTAGAGCGTGTAGATGCGAAATCTAGCCTAGAAGAAGCAGA